ATACGTCGTATACACGCCGCCGGACGCCGGACAGCCATCATCAATGATCACCCGTTTCCCCTGATAGGTGCCGAACGCCACATCGTTGGACGGCTGCACGGTCTCGATCAGGTTCTGCTTTTTCAGATATGCCTCCGTCGCACTGTGCATACAGATACCGGTAAGCTGTGCCTTCGCATCCCCAAGCATCTGTTCTGCGTCGATAAACGCAGAGCCGCTCCAGTTTGCCGCCGCGCCGCTCTTCCCGGAAATATCCAGCAGATTCGACGCCAGTCTGGTTTCTGCCGGAGGCTTATTCTCATTCCCTGCGGAGATTGTTCCAAAAACGCCTTCCAGCAGCGCGATAAGCTCCTTCTGCATGTCGCGCGCCCAGAATCCTGCCACAAGGGAACCGATCGCCGCCATCGGGTCAGAGCCCGCCAGCGCTGCGGACAGATCCGTCGCACTCCACATCTTCGCCCTGCGGATGATCGCTGCCACGTCCTTATTGGATGTGATCTTGTTGTCTTCCAGATCCGCACCTTCGATCACCTGCTCGGATTCCCCTGTCAGATCCTCGAAGAACGGCATGTTTACGGTCGGCGCCGCCTGCGACGCCAGCGCGTCAAATTCTGTGTTGTTGGCAATGATGCCGCACTGTACCAGTGCGGAAATCTCCATTGTCCGGTTAATCACATACGGGTTAAAAAGCTCGGGGACGATAACGTCCTGTAAAGTTGTTCCTGCCATGTTTTTTTACCTCTTCCTTTCTCAGATTGTTGCCCCTGCAGCAGAAGCGAGCTGCTTTGCCATCGCAGGGTTTTCTTTGTAAATGCGTCCCTGCTCCGTGAGGTTATACGTTTCCGCCTTCCACGGATTTGCCGCCGGAGGGTTCCCGCCTCCGTTCGGCTTGTAAAACGCGCCGGGATCCGCCTTAAACAAATGGGGCGAAGCCTCCTTCATCGGCTTCAAAATATCGTCCAGCCCGACCGGGACGCCCTCCTTGTCGAACGTGAACTTATCCACCCCGCCCCGCTTATAGATCAGATAATCAGCATCCAGCACGCCTGCTGCCGCCAGCTTCTCTTTCAGGGCATATTCCTTTTTGGAATTTGCCGCTGCCGTTTCCAGTGCAGTTACCTTATCCTTGTAGGTATTGACCTGCTTCTGCAGTTCGGCGTTATCCTGATTATCCTTTTTAAGCGTCTCGATCGTAGTATTTGCTTCTTTCAACTTACCGCTTACCTCATCCAGCCGCTCCTTCGGGACAAACCCCTTCATCGCCTCATTCCACAGATCAACCGCGATCTGCGCGTGCTCTTCTGTCAGTCCCTTTGATACAAGATCCTCTTTCTTCATGTCATGCTCCTTTCGATTCATCTTCACTTGTTTTCCCGGTCGTGTCCGGTGATGTCTCCCTCTTTTCCGCCTGGGATACCAAAAAAGGCGAAAAGAAAAACACCCGGAAACTGATCAGTCCCTTGTCTACTTGACAAAGGACTGATCAAACTTCTGAGTGCCTTTTTACGCTTTAAATTATGTTCTTCCCCATTTTTTCCAGCATTCCGCCCGGCTTTGGGACAAATTCATTTTCCCAGTCTTCCGGATTCTCCGGTTCAAAATAAATACCCTCCGCACATTCCTTTCCATCGTCTTTAAGCCGGATATTCTCATCCGGTATTCCCTCTGGAAATGCAGTACATTTATAGGACTCTGCATCACTTTTTAAATGCTTACAAAAATCGCAAATAGGTAATCTCATGCTCATCTCTTCCACCTCCCCACATACGATTCCACCAATATCTTTGCTATGGCCGGAACATTCTCGCCATTGCGCATGCGCACAAATGCCTCTGCCAGCGCTTCGTTTCCAGATTTGCTTTTATCTGTATACTTTGATATACCTTTCAGATTTTCATACAAAGATTCAATCTGAGAAAATTTTGCGCGATACTCAAATTCATTTTTGCAGTCCTGATACATCATAACATGAAACATTTCATGGGCAAGATAGTCTTCAAGCGTTTTTCCTGCGAAAAATCCATTTTCATACCGTTTCGGTATCTGATTCAAGATTTTTTCAAAATCAGCATTCCTGTTTACTACCATAGACATTTTCCCGTCATGCCATCCTACTATAAAAATATCGCCTTTTCCCGCTTCCTCCAACTCTATGGATTCTATATGTATCTCATATTCCTTTTCAATCTCCTTTATCGCGTCGTCCATTTTCTTTTTTACATTGTCATCTATCCCCTTAATACTTGTTATATCATCTGGGAACTTTATCTTCATTATAGCTGATTCTTTGCTTTTTTCAAACAAACTTGCCATTTCCTGTCCATTGTCCGCTCCCATTTTCACAGCCTTATGTTTCTCATTATCTGCAGTTTCTTTCTGAACCCCATCAATGAATTTTTCTTTCCACTCCGGATAACTCAGTTTCCCGTCCACATACACCGTTTCATCCGTTCCCGGATTTCTGGCTGCACGCTCCACACTGATCCCAAATTCCTCCCAATCATCAAAATGCGGCAGAACGCAGCACCGGCAGCGCGGATGAACCGGCGGTGCTGTCACACCCACTTCAAACTGTGCCATCGGAAATACCTTCGTATCCATCCCCTGACAGGTTTTACAGGTTGAGCCGTCCAGCGTCGCATCAAACTCATACTGCCCCATACCAAGCTCCTTAAAGCACTCCCTCTGCGACGCCGAAGCGATTGCCGCCGATTCCGTCATGATCAGGGTTCCTGCCTGCGCTTTGCTGACATTCATCTTTTTCGCCAGACGCTCCGCTGCAAGACGTGGCGACTCTCCCCGGATAATGCACTGGGTAAGTTCCGTATGGAGGTTTGCGATCAGCTTTTCCTTGTTTGACCATATCCGGTCGGAAAAAATCCTGCCGTCCTGTGCCCACGGCTTTTTAATCAGCATATCGATTCGCCGTTCGTCCAGCCGCGCGAGGTTAAAGCCGACGCCTGTTCCTTTCGATACTTCAAATGCCGTGCGGTAGAACTGCCCTGCATATTCCTCCTGCAGATACTCTCCCATGCTTTTTTCAAACTGTGCCGAGAGCACTTCCGCATGCTGCTGTATCTGCAGCTTCATCGCTTCCAGATAAGAAATATGAAAACGAGCGGAGGCATTTTCAAGTTCTTTCATCCACCGCTCGTCTATTGCATTTTCCCGTCCCGCTTTGATGTAATCTTCCACGGACCATTTAAACTCTTCAAGTTCCCCTGCTTTCAGCAGCCTCTTTGCTTCAGCATAGCTGACGTCATTATTTTCAGCCATCCGTTCATACCACAGGTCGACGTCCCTCCGAATATTCGCCGCCGCCCGGCGGAACTGCTTCTGCATATCGTCATAATACTGCCTGCTGTGCTGATACTGCTCATCCTCAAGAACCTGCATCCTTTTCTGCCAGTATTCCCTGCTGTTTGCCATCATTGCCACCTACATTCTTTTTGGAAAAGGCCTCCTGATACCCTTCCGCCTTCTGCATCTGTTCCTCTTCCTGCTCCTGAAGCTGCTCCAGCTCTTTCTCTGGATTCTCCACCCACGGATGATTCCGCACGATCGTTTCGTCTGAGATCACACCTTTGCTCTGTGATGCGATCTGAGCCAGTTCCTGCTCATTTCTGACAGACGTCCTTGTCCATGTCTGGGTGATCGTGTCCTCTTTGACCGATACCCCCAGCAGGCGGCAGATACACCGGATAAAACGTCCGAAACTCGGCCGGAACTCTGTTTCCATCAGCCCCGCTTTCAACTCCAGCAGGGAGTACAAAAAATTCAACGCCACACCGGAGCTATTTCCAAAATTCTGCGGGTCCGGGTCTATTCCCATGCCCTGCTCAAAAATACACTTTCTGGAAACCTCCATCATTTTTTCCCGTGCTTCCACAGGAATCTCGATCGTCAACGTCGAAACCCCTGATTTGTCGTCCCCTGAATCATTATCAATCTTGATTGTTTTATAATTTTTCATGTCCCGAAGGAACTCATTCAAATCAGCGCCCCCGTAGTTGGTCAACACAAAAATGATCTCCTGAATATCTTCCAGATCATTTACGAATCCCGAAAATACTTTGCAGTATGTGTCGATCAGCGGCTTGATGTTTTTCAGGTCGTTTGTCCCGATGTTGTTGTTCGAAAACGCAAAAAACGGCACCTCCCCGATGCCATGTTCAAAACTGCTTTCTTCCGCGATATTGCCTGCTGTATCAATCACTGTAAAAATCCGGTAAGGCTCCAGCCCCTCATCGATCGTATTCCCCGCCTGCACCGCATATGCCTCGCATAC